ATGCAACTGCAACGCCGTAGTTGCTCAAGTCGCCAGAACGCAGCAGTATCGCAGTTGGCGTGTTGATCGTCGCCACATACTGCGATGTCGAATCCCAGAAGCTGCCCCAGTACCCCGGACATCCGTGATACGGCAGTTGGATCCATCGCTGTGCGCCATTGCCTATCTTGATATTGCCCGTGTCCGATTCGCGGCCGAACTCACCGGCAAGCAAGACTGGATTCCCTGCCGTCCATGCCGCGCGAGTATTGGTGCGAATCGGTGCGCTCATGTCTTCTGCAGCCCTAGCTGTACCATTGCACCATCATCAATGTACTGCGTCTCACGCACCGTATAGGCAGTGCCTGCCACCGTGATGCTGTCGCCATACTTCAAGCTGCCGAAGTTGGATGCGCGTGCGGTCAAGGTGTAGTCAGTGCTCAGGATTGCGTCGCTTAGCAGCACTTGGGATGGCATGTCAAGGATGCCCAATGCAGTCACCGCTCCGGCGGTGCATGTCACGCCGAAGTCATCCAGGAATGCGTCTAGGTTCTCGGTGATGGTCACGCGAATATCCTCGATGGGTGTTTGGGTTCGACGAGGTAAGCGTCCCAGCCATCGGGGAGGTCGCCCACGTAGTTGACGTGCCAGCCGCTCAGCAGCACGGGTGGGGTGATTACCTTGCCGGTGTCGGGGTCGTAGGTGCCGCCTTTGTAGATGGGACCGATGACATCCAAGGCGTGCGTGTGGCTGGCGGTGAGCACCACGGTGTCGCCGTCGTCATTGGTGGTGGTAAGGCCAGCAGCATCCAGCGCAGCCATGCCAGTGGATTCGTCGGGAAAGCGGATGTAGTGGGTCATCGGGTGATTGTTTCCAAGGTGTTGTTGGGGAGGCGCTGGGGCCAGTAGGTGAGGCGAGCTACTGGGGCATTGATCCAATCCAAAGCGCTTCCTGGCCCTGCCCCGATGTTCAATCGGTCGACGCTGGGCATTGAGGCTGGTGAAGAACTTGTGGAAAGCACCCCATTGCTTGCGGCATTACTGGAGCCCACGGCAACAGCAATGGCGTGTCGGTTAAGAATGTTGAGTGTTGTACTGAGGTTGCCAGGGTTGGTTTGAACGTTGCTAATTACAACTCGGTGATTGATTGTGGTTGTGCCGTTAATAAAAAAGCCAATACGATTATTGACCGTATTGTCATTTACAAAATAAGGGGATCTGTTTGCACCGGCTCCAAGGTCGCGGTACTCTGAGTACACCGTCCCCTCATCCTGCCGATACCAGGAGCCGAAGTTTGTGCCCGTGATGCTGGCAACGTCCGCGCTGCGGGTGGCTGCGGCTGTGGTGGTGGGGATGTAGCTGGTGGCAAAGGCACCGGCTTCTAGTTGGGCGCTGGTGACACTGCCTGTCACCGTCAGCGTCAACGTGCCAGCAGATGGCGTAAATGTCAGTGTTGTCCGCGCCGGAAACGCACCGCTACCAACAGCTGGGCCTGCCGTGCTTGCTCCAGAAAGTGTGACAGTCCCCGAGCCGTAAAAGGACAACGTGTGAGCGGCTGCTGTAACGGTGACTGATTGAGTCGATAGCGTTGCTGTATTCAGTAGCAGATTCGTCCTCTGCTCCTCCACCAGCAGGCCCAGGCTTTCGCCGGTTGTGGGGTTATGGTCAAACCTCGGCACATCCACAGCTGCCGTCTGCAGCGTTCCCGCGCTGTCGATGAAGGTCGCACTGCTGGCGCGGGTGAAGGTGACTAGGGGGCCGAGGTTTTTGGTGACGGCGAAGTTAAGGTCGAGGCTTGGCACCGCTTGCGCAGCGCGCGCCAAGCTATCGCCGGCCCATCCTGGCGTCAGCACATAGCGGAAGACCGGCGCGCCAATCATCAGAATCCAGCCTCAAGCACTTTGACGCGCAGCGTGTAGGCGGTGCCGCTGGCAGGCGTATAAGCGCCCAGTGTCTCCAGCACTGCGTACAAGCTGGATGACGCCGGCTGCAGCTTCATGATGCCGCCCTGGTAGTAAGCTTGCACGCGCAACATAGAACCACGAACAGCAGGCGTGCCAAGGTCGTAGCTATCCTGCCATGCTGCAGCATCGGATGTCGTGAAGGTATAGGCAGCGTTGTCAAGAATTGCGGTAGGCGCCGCTGAATACAAATGCACGCGGAATCCGGCCATGCCGGATGGCACCGTCGTATTGTTAATCAGCAGCTGAATCGACTGCACAAATACAAACGACGATGAACTTGCAGCGCCGGTCAATTCATGGATCGCGCTAGTTGCACTGCCGATCACATCGCCAGCGGTATAGGCGGTCGTGTTCGCCGGTCGGGTGAACGTGATGCTCGGAATGCTGGCGATGGCCATGGTGCAGTAGCAGTTGAGTTCAGTCTAGGAAAGGCCCCAGCGCAAGCCGGGGCCATCATTGAACAGCTCAGCCGTACTTCTTCAGGCCAAAGCCGAAGCAGGTAACAGCACTCGAAGCGGTGCCCGTCTCAGCCGTGCAGCTCAGGCGGATGTAGCGCTTCAGGTTGTCGCGATCGAAGGTCTTCACCTCCTTGTAGGCAGCGTTGCCGATCGCAGTGAAGGTGCCACCGGTCACAGCAGTGAACGTGCTGTTGTCGGAAGATTCCTCGATGCGGAACGTCAGATCAGCGCTGGCGCCAGCAGCAGTGCCGGCCAAGATGATCTGAACGTCGCCGTCGTACTCCAAGAGATCGACGCCGGTCTGGTTGCCGGTGCCGGTGATGGTGGTAGTAGCCAGCAGCGTGAAATGCTGCAGCTTCTCAAGCGTCTGCTGATGGATAGCCATTGGTCCTCTTGCGGGATGATTTGCGGGAAGGCTGCGGGCAAACTGCCGGGGCCGGCTCCACAATCGGAGCCGGCTGCGCTTTGCCCATGTTGATCAGAGCAGTGGCGTCCGATTGCTCGGTATCAACCACCTGCCCTGCCTTGACAGCCACGCCTCTGATGGACGTGTCCTTAAGGATTTGAATCAACATCACAAGGTGTTGTTGCCGCGGCAGAAACCCTCGGGATGACGGACCGCAAAGTCCACATCCTGCAGGGCCACCACGCGCACGGTGCCGCTGGTGCTGTGGGTGTAGGGATCCACGGTGAGATCCAGTCCACTCCACATCGCCATGATCAGCTGGCTCCACACCGCGAAGAAGATGTCGCCAGACTCGACCTGATTACTGACGACGGCGCTGTAGCCGTTGACGGTGCCGCCAGGCTCGAACACATAGGCGCCGGTATCGGTGCCCTTGTCCTTGGTCTTCAGGTTGCCGCGCATGGTGGCATTCATCAGATACGCCATGGCGCCGATGTCGGCGTTGTCCGCAGCGATCTTGGATTCCATGCTTACCACCTCGGTATAGGTCGGGGTGGCGGCACCGAAGTCCTCGGTGTTGATGCCAGTGGTCAGCTTGATGCCAAGTGGCTGGCTGGTATTGCCCAGGCCGTATAGGCCCACGCGGTCGATCTCAAGCGCCAGCACAGTGGCGAGATCCTGGCGGATCATCTGCTCCACGTCGATGCTGGCCTGCAGCATCAGGCGGCGGCTGTAGTCGGTGAAGGCGCCTACGGTTTTTGGCGAAAGGTTCACCTGATCGACGGTTTGCTGGCTCTCGGTGGGCGAACCAGATTCAGCCACCCAGTACGCAGTAGCCGCAGCGGTCTGGCGCGGGATGGCCACGTTGCCGGTCAGTCCGGTCAGGCTGGTGACGCCCAGGCCGGCCAGTGCCGAGCGGTTGCGCAGCAGTTCAATGAAGCTGCCGGGGCGAAAATCCGTGCCGACCAGATCGCCAGCGCCGGATGCGGTGCCAACAGTAAGGTCACGGCGCAGCACCTCGCTCGGCACCATGATGCCCTGGGCAACCTTGCCGGCGCGTGCAGCGGCAGCCTCGGAGCACTCGCGCTCGAAGGCCGCGGCCTCCTGCAGCTTGCGGTCGCCAGGGTTGGCCAGTGCGTTGATTGCGCGCTGGAAGCTGAACTCACGGGTCTCCTTGGCGCTGAGGCCAATGTCGCCAGCGGACTCGCTGACAGGCTGCGCCTTGCTGCCAAGTTGATCGAGCACAGCAGCGCGGGCCTCATCAAGGCTGCGGCCGGATTCAACCAGCTGGCGGCCAAGGTCAGCCATGCCATGCTTCTCGGTGATAGCGGTGATGCCAGAAATGCGGATGCGCTCAGCCTTGGCAGCCTCTGAAGCCGCTTCAGCCCGCACCGCCATCAGATCGGTGGTGGTGTCTTCCATGTCGGTAGAAGTTGGGACAAGTGATGCGGCTGTGGCCGCGAACGGAGCATCCAGTGAACGCCCTACTCCGATTGTAGGGTCGGCAGGAATTGACACTAGCGATAGCTCGTGCGCGCTCCATCGCGTCACGATGAAGTCTTCGCCGCGCTGCTCCATGTCATTGATCGCATAGCCGAAGCTCACATTGCGCAGTACGCCATCACGAACGTCATTCATGACCTCCTGCGCAAATGGATTGCGGCTCATGCGCACCCGCGCGTAGCCGCGCTTCTGGTCTTCATCCACCCATGCGCGCTCAACCACGCCAATCAGTTTGTCCGGGTCATGGTTGAACAGCAGCGGCGCGCCATCATTCAGCCGCGCAAGATCAACGGCCTCACGGGTATGGGCAAGGATCTCATTGCCGAAGTAACGCGCAACGGGATACTCACTTGAAAATGGGAACTCAAGCGTGCGGTCATCTTCTGCGATCTGCGCTGAACGCGTGAATGACACCGGTTCCGAGCGCTGCATACGCTCACCGGTTGCCACTTCAAACAAGATCTCCTGCATTTCATTGTCGCTTAGCCATTGCCGGGCCTCGTCGGCGCTGAATCGTGCCGCATCAAAGCGAATGGCCTGCAGCTCGGTATTGCCATCCTTGATCCCATAGATGAAATCAACGCCGGGGCCGCCTTCATCATT